GCTCCGTCTCGTTGACGAAGTAGTGCCGAGGCGGCACCAGGTAGTCGGGGAAGATCCTTGTGCGGCCGGCGACCTCTCGGATTATGTCCCCCACCTTTACCTGGTTGCCGGTGGTCTTCGCCAGGTTAAGGCTCTGCCCCTTTTGCGACTTGTTCGTCGGGGTGGCCAGCGGCTTTTGCGTGAGCATGATGACGCCGACCGCCACCACGGCGGCCACTACGGCCCACACAGCCACCTCAAGACCTGTGCCCTTGGGCTCTGGATAAATGCGGACGGTGTCCATGGGGGCGAATTCGACCTTGCCCCAATGGTCAGGTGAAATGAAAACCCCGTTCACCTCAATGCTGATGGGCGGCGACGAGCGCGGCACATACCCTGGCACATTGCGCTGCAGCCACCCCTCGATCGTCATCACCTTGTCGGTTCTGTGGCGCTCCAGGGGAGAGCCCTCAAGCTTGCTCGGGTAAAATTCGATCACGGTGGTAACTCACTTTCAGGTACTGGTCTTGAAATCGCCGAAGCGGCTTGATAGTTGCCCCGCTGGGCTTCATCTCCAGGCCGTGTAACCGGCCCTCTGCCTCGACGATCAGCGCGACGTGAATGCAGATATCGCCCCGCCAAACGCAGGCGATAGCGCCCACCTCCGGATCACAGCGCTCCATGCCGGCGGCTTCGTGGTTGACTGCCCGGGTGAACTCCATCGGCATGGTGTTTCGGACATATCCCCAGCTCGGGAGAAGCCGCAGGCCGTACACCTCATAACGAACCGCCCTGGCCATCCCCCAGCAATCGAAGCGCGCAGGGCCGCGCCCGCCATCCTCGTAGGTGGCGGCCAAGTAGCTGTCGAACATCACACGTACCTAAGGCAGGGGGCGAAACTCAAGGTGTACTTGCGCCTTGGCCAAGCCAAATTGATGTAGTCGGTGTAACCAGCCTGCAGCTGTATGCTGGCCCCTTCCATGAACCCGCTGAGCACCGTCATCCGGTACGGCTTCTCCGCAGGCGCGGACAAGTCGGACGATAGGAAAATCCGGAACACCAGAGTGATCTTCTGCCGGGCCTCCAGCGCCTGGTCGATCAGCTGCTGAGCGACGCCAGTGACGTTGTCGATGGCAAAGGTCAACGTCTGGCTACCACTGTCGTCGCGTTTGGGCAGCGCTGCATCGAAGGCCGCCGCGGTGAACTTCACCTTGACTCCTGTCTCCAGCGTGGCCACCACATCATCGAAGCCGGCACAGAGGTAGATCGGCGCCGGCCAGGCTGAGCAGCGAAGCTCAAGGGTAGGAATGATCCACGCCTTGCCGCCAGAGGCGTACAGCGTTGCAATTGCGGTCATCGGCCCACCCTTTTTGCCCCATAGGTTTGTTCATAGGCCTTTGCCAGCACGCCGCCTTGGCGGATGTTAGCCACGCAGATATCAAGTATCTGGCGGCCATCCGGGCCCGTTGACACCTGAACTTGCCCTGCGCGACTGGCATCCTCATACAGGTTGACCTGCGGAGCAGGCTGAGCCGGCGCCGGCCCGCTCGTGGCCACTGAATCAGTAGTGGGTGCCGAAGAACTGCCGGGGCCGCCCACGAAGGTAGCACGGCCGTCGCTGATGGCCTCCAGCGTGCCTACCCCGATACGCGCTGTAGCCTCGGCATCAAACACGTACTCACCGCGGTGCACCGGGCCGGCGACCTCATCCTTGCGCCCGTGGCCCGTATAGCCGCCATCCATGAAGCCCACACCCGACATCGCGGTCATGCCCACGGCCGAAGCCAGGGGGTTGGCGATGGTGAGCGCAGTGGCCATTGCACCTGGTGCCAGGGCCGGACCGACGATTGGGATTGCCGCGGTCGAAGCGAAAGCAGCCAAGCCGGCCTGCAACGCAGTCGCCTGGGCATTCGCCGCCATCATTCCTGCGGCGCTCGCCTGAGTAGTTTTGCCGACCAGCAGCTGGACCCCTTGGTAAATAAGCCACTGCGCGGCCATGTCAGCCAGCGCATTGAGCACCGACTCAGCAAAGCCACCGATCATGTTGCCCAGCGCATCACCAGCACTTTCTGTCTCAGTGGCGACATCGGTCATGAAGGTGCTCAGTTCGCTTCGAGCACTTCCCAAGATGTTGGTGGTGGCATCGGCTGCCTGGGCGGAATAGTTCTGCGCATCATCAGCGAAGTTTGCCCAGGCCTCATGGACCCCATTCATCCAGCTGGTTTGCTGCTCATCTACCGCCGCGTAGAAGTCCTGTTGCGCCTGTAGCCGTTTACCGAGCTCTTCCTGAAGCACCTGTGTTTCGCTGGCATACAGCTCAGGGGCAAGCTGACCAGTGTTTCGCTGCTCATTCAGGGTCTGGAGGTCTTCCACGTACTTCTGGCGCAGCGCCAGGTCAGCGCGCATACGGTCTCGGGCCTTGTCGCCCATGCCGATGCCGGCAAGCTCCTGGGCATATCCGTTGGCAGCCGTTTGGGTCCCGGCCTGCTGGGCCGCCCTGAACGCACTAAGTTTCAAGTCGTCCTCGTTGGCCTTCTTGATTTTGTTCAGTGCATCCAGTTCCGCAGCCAGCTCAAGTAGCCGTTTCTGCTGGACCTTTGACAGGTTGCCGAGTTTGCCTTCTTGCAACTCGAAGGACAGCTTGGCGACCTCGGTGGCATCCTTCTGCTTGTCGCCCGTGGTGTTAATCAGCTCGATCTGACGCGTGTAGCCTTCTTCGGTCGTGTCGAAGTCTTTCAGCTGCTTTTTCGCAGCCTGTTCTGACTTGGATTCCCCCTCACGCTTGGCCTTATTGGCATTGTCGTTGGCTTTTTTTTGCGCCTCAATGGCGCTTGCTGCCGACAGGATCGCCAGCCGATCAGTCTCGGTGAGGTCAGCATTCTCAGCGATATAGCGGTTGGCCGTCTTGATCGCGTCGTTGTTGTCCTGCAGGCCGCCGAGCTGTTTCTGGAGGGTCTCAAGGTAGGTCTTACCGGCACTGCTCATGCCGGTCTTCGCGGCATTGTTCGCCTCGGTCGCTACCGTGTTTTCCTTGGTAGCCCCGGTGAGAACGCGCAAGGTTTGGGCAATCAGGCCTGAACGCTGGTCAGCATCACTGACGGCGCCCGCCTGGGTGATCCACCCCTGCAACGTAGCCGCCGGCAACTGTAGGCGAGACCCCACTTCCTTGAGGATAGGGGCAAGGTCTGCACCCGAGGACCGAGCCTCATTCAGCCGGTCTATGACGCCTTGGTATTCGGCCAGCTGCTTGTTGTACTGACCACCCGAGTCGCGAACAGGCGCTGTCACTGTCGCAGAGCGGATGGCCTGGGCAAGATCGCCGTAGGCATCCTTGACCTTGTCCGTGGCGTTAATCTGCTCCTGCTGCCATTTCACCAGGGCAGCTTCGCGCTGGTCCCGGTTGAGCTTTTGGAACTCCTCCCGCAGTTGGGATACGGGCTTTTGCATGTCCTCCAGGCTGACCCCAGCCTGGTCCGCATTGTCGCGAAGCAGGAGGAAACTTGCCGCCGCGGTGCCGGCGAGAATCGCCAACCCCATGGGGCCTCCCAGGCCTGCAAGGAGACCAGCCGAAGCGGCCTTCAATCCAGACTGGGCTGTTGCTACAGCGGCAGTTGCAGCAGCCTCCTTTGTCCGCGCTGTCGCGAGCTGGAGGGACATTTGGGTCTGAACTGCGGTACCACGCGCCGCAATCGCCTCTCGCTCAGCAAGAATGGTGGCCGTCTGAGCCTTCCGCTGATCCGCTATCGCCGCCTGGAGTGTCGCCTCAGCCTGAGCAACGCGCGCGGCACGGTCGGCCCGCGCCGCCTGCACACCCAGCCAAGTTTTCGCAACGTAGTTGGTCAGCGCAGCAGCACCGACACCGCCCATGGCCACAGCCACAAGGTCAATGTTGTTCGCCAGCGCAATCAGTACATTCGCAAACCCCGCGACTATGCCGGTTTGCTCTTCCATACCACCCAGGAATGCCTGAATGGCGGTACTGATGTTCACCATCGCGTCCTGCACGCTGGTGGACATTTCGGCCGCAGCCTTGCGGTTGACTTCCACGGTGTGCAGCAGACCGATATTGATGTCATCGAGCGAGAGCTTGCCTTGGACACCGAGCTTTCGAATCTCCTCGGCGCTCTTGCCGGTGGCGGTGGCAATCGCAGTTACGATGGTCGGCATGGCGTCCTGAATGGACACCCAACCATCCGCCTCGACTTTTCCGGTCTGCAGGGCCTTCGAATACGCATCCAGCGCAGAACCAGCTTTATCAGCAGCTGCGGCGTTGGTCACCAACAGAAAGCTGAAGCTGTCGGTGATGTCCAAAGCCTCCTGAGTGTTGAAGCCCAGGCTACGCATAACGTCCGCAGTTCGGATATACAGCTCTTGTGCTTCTGCCAGAGGCCGGTAGGTTTCCTGGGCAGTTTGCAGCAAGTGACCCTGGACCAACTGATACTCGCCTGCGCTACCGGCTGCAGCCTTCATCCTGTCAGCCATCTGCCCATAGGCGTCTACTTGTTGGATGATTCCGCCGATCAGGCCGGCTCCAGCAACCGCTGCAAATGCGCCACGAACAAGAGTACCGGCTTGTTGCGCTGCGGCACCTGCCCGATCAAAAGCTGAGTCGACCTTAGCCAGGCTCTGGTCAATCGCCAGGGATGACCGAGCAACCAGCTGATCAGCATTGGCCAACTCCCGACGCAGTTGAGCGGTAGTAGCCTCAATCTGTACCAACATTCCCTGGACTTGTTGGTCGGCCATAATTTTCCTCCAGGCAACAAAAAACCCACCGAAGCGGGCTTTATAGAAGGCAAAGCTTACAAGGCAGAGATACTTATCTTTGCCTCATCAGAATAAACCTTACCGGATTCTATGTTCACAACCTTTACCCAAAAAATCTTACTTGAGAAAAAGTAGTTATTAATAACAGACTCATATGGATTTCTGACGGTTGCCTCCTGATAGGATTTAACAACCTGCAAATAATTCGGTACAGATTTAACAACAAACAACAGCCTGATATTATCGCGCTGACTTTTAATTTCGGAGGCGCTAACATCAAGCGCCGACGACACATTAAAGAACAATGTTGACATTACTGGCTTAGCAACTGGATTGAACACAAGATAGAACCTATCTATGGTTCGCTGTGTAACAACCGCAGTAGCACCGTATGAATTTTGCCCAGAATACTGACCACCATGATACTCGGCCTCACCAATATACACAGATGGGAAGATGCTCCTATAATCTTGCAGCGAATCCAGCTTGCTTACAAATCCAAACCCCTTCGCATCATGCATTGAAGCCTTGATAGAGAACTTGCCAGTGACCGAATCAAACTTAATCGACGACGGACTCACTACTCCACCAACTGAGTAATCGCCTAATCTAGCTAGGCGCCCAAAAAAAGCAGAATCAGTTTCGTACTCGCCTCTCGGGCCGCCTAACCTCTCAACTTCGGCAAGAAGCTCCTTGCCGGAGCGAAACATTTTAACTTTCAAATCTTTCCCGCTTTGATCCAAAGGCAAAAACACCTCTTGCGGGCCAACTGCATGATTCGAAATTTCTTTATTTGCTGCTTGATTTCCCTGCTGCGCAGAGCAGGCAGCGACCAATAAACTTGCAGACAAGACTAAGCAGAAACGCATGCAGCGACCTCCCCTAAAAGCGAGGAAATCTATCACAGCACATGCAATCCCTCAGCCCATCAGGTCGAATTGCGCCCCGTAAGCGCCTGGCGCAGCTTGTCGGCCACGGCTGAGGCACTCGGTTTCGGCTTGGCCCCTTGCCCCTTTCCTTTGCCGAAGGGGTTGGTCATCTGCGACCACTCAAGCCTGGCATCCAGCGCCATGAAGAGTTCGGGTAGCGGCGTTCGCCAGGCAACGTCAGGCTGCCAACCAAGCCATCCAGTCGCTATCGAATAGAGCCGGTCGACGTAACTTCCGTCTTCGATGACGCTTACGCCGTCCCGGCTTGTTCGTTTCCCGGGTCTTTGCCGCGCGGGTTGTACAGCGCGACCAGGTAGGCATTCAGCTGCGTCGACGCGTCGAGAACGCCGTGCTGCCAGACTTGCTCTGGCACTGCCTTTGCGGCCTTCTCTTCGAGGCCGGCGCCTGCCACCAGGATGGCGGCGCAACCGTCAACGCTAAGCGACGTGATTGCTTGAGATGCGCCGCGCAGTCCGCCAAAACGGCTCTCGATCGCCCGCACAGCCTTCAGGGTTGGGGTGAGGGTGAACACCTCATCACCCAGCGTGACGGTAACGGTACCGTACAGCGTATTGTTCATGGATCAGGTCCTTTGAGGCCGGGGCCGAAGCCCCGGGCGCTTATGGAGTGACAGGGGCCGGCAGCAACTCAAGGATTTCCGAGTTGATGCCAAAGGTGATGTTGCGGCGCACCACGTTGTCAGCGGCGCCGGCTGCAACGGTGTTGTTCATCACCTTCGCGCGGTAGTAGAACGTGGTCGGGCTGATTGCAGGAGATGCATCAGGGTCGCCGTCGTTGAGGGTGACCTTGATGTTGTAATCACCCTTGCTGCGATCCTTGTGAGCAGTCTTGACAGCGTTCTGGCCAGCATCACCGTTATCGAGGCCCACGGCCATGGTCATATCGCCGGCGTCAGCCGTGCCCTTGTACTTGCGCACACGGCCATCCTCGAGCGACGTGAAGGTCACGCTGCTGAAGGTGTCGCCGAACTCGCCGAGGTCTTCGATTTCACCAACACTCACGTAGGTATCGGCCTCGTACTCGGTTTTGGTGGTCGCCCCGGTCTTGCTGCCAATGAAGAGGCGGCAGCCGGCGGCTGTATTGAGGTTGTCTTCTGCGGGCATGGGTGATCCTCCAAAGCCACGTTGGATAGAAGCCGCAGCGCGGCCAGTGAGTGATTCAGTGGGTGGTGATCACGCGGACGGTGATCGAGCCCTGGTAGGTGATGCCGTCGGCATCGCGCTGAGCATCGGCCTGCTCGATCCGGACGGATACCGCGCGGCCCACCTCCAGCGGGAGGCGGCGCTCGTCCAAGGCGGCGATGACCTCCCCGTTGATGCGCTTGACCTCGGCTTGGCCTACTGCATCGGACCAGATCGACAGGTACAGCAGCCGTGTTTCGCGCTTGCGGCCCGAGATCGGGCTGCTGTTGACTGAGACCTCCCGGTCGATTGAGACGTACGGCATTTCGGCGTTCAGCGGCGCGCCGTCGTAGATCGGGCAGCTGACCTCGGCCTGAAGCCTGGCAAAGATGGCCTCCTGCAGGGCCAGTGATGGATCAGCCATTGCCTACCCCCAGGCTTGCCTTGCGCAGAGTGCGGCTTACGGCGGCCTTGATGTCAGCCATGACATACTCTCGGTTTACCTGGATTGATGGGCGCAACCACGGATGGGCCGGCCTGGCCGGGATATCCGGGTACTTGCCGAAGAAGTGGGTGCCGTCGCTTTTGTTGGTTACACGCCTATTGCGATCACCAGCTCGCTTGCCGCCGGTATAGCCTTTGGTGCCGTACTCAATGAAGCGTAGGTAGAAGAACCGCCGGTTGTCGCGCTTGCCACGAATGCCGATCTGGGCATCTAAACCGCTGGGCGAAACGTAAACCCTGAGCGCGGCAGCAGCCGCTCCGGTGTCCTTGGGCATCAACTCTCGCTGAGTCTCCAGGATGCGGTTCGCCGCCTCCAGCATCGCGGGCTGCAACTCGTTGTCCATCGTCTTGTGGATGTTGCGCAGCGTCCGGCGTAGACGGATGTCGCCTCGAATGCTCGACCGGCGCGCCATGCCCTACTCCTTGGCCGGATCGGCCTTCGCTGGCTTCGCGGCCTTGTCGGTGACCGCCTCGGCGTAGCCCCGGGCAATCAGGCCTTCGCCATAGGCATTGTCGACCTCGAACTCTTCGCCCTTCTCACGCTCACCAG